CCAGAAATTCCTCCAATAAAATTAATTACCAAACCTGTGCCGGATGCTCCAGGTAAAGAAACATTATTGTATGTTTGATTGTTGGATCCAGTATATACGTCAACTAATCCTACGCCTTCAACTTGACCACCTCTACCTTGAACATCATTGCCCTTGGTAAAAACAGAAGATGCTACGGTATTTGGAGAAAATTCTATTAATTGTGTTGCTACAACAGTAACAGCATATTCGATGTTAGTTGACAGATCAGAAGGATTTACAGATAAAAGATCATTATCGTTATATCCTAATCCTGAATTAGTGATACTTACATTATCAATAACCCCTACATTATCAATAGTATATTGAAATGGTGTGGATGGAGTTCCGACCACAGAAGTATCTAAAGATAAAATATCACCAGATTGATACAGATTGCCATCATCATAAAGTGATATAGAAAACGTTTCGACAGTACCTGGATTGCTAGAAATAGTAAATTGGAACCCGGATCCAGTTCCTCCGACATCAGCAGCTGCTACTGACAATACTTCTCCTTGAATATAACCACCATCTCCTGTTGAAGGAGTAATCAAAATACTATCTACAACCCCAGATATAATATCAAATTCTGCTGTTACTCCTACTCCACTTCCTCCGGTCAACCCAATGTCCGAATATAGTCCATCAGTATATCCAGAACCAGCATTAGTAATAGTACCTTCAACACTAGTAATAACTACATCAGCAACAGCTCCGGCACCACTTCCTCCTGTTAAATCTACATCAGTATAATTTCCTGGAGTATATCCGTCTCCATTTGTCGTAATACTTCCGCTATAAGAAAGAACATTAATAGATGCTGTAGATCCAGATCCAGATCCACCCAAAAGTGCTACATCAGAATATGTTCCGATATCATATCCCGATCCGGATTGACTAATTGTAACTCCACTAGTAGTAACCGTATTTTTTCTTACTACAGTATTTTTATAGAATACGGATTCTTCTAATTTAAGATCTAAAACTTTTTTTGAATTACTGACAAATCCTAATTCATTCTGCGCATTCTTATATAAACCTAAACTTACATCAGAAGCAAATGCTAGAGATGGAGTATCTCTAGTACCATCTCCTAATTTTAAATTGCCAGTCGAAAGGTCAGAACCACCTTCTGAGATGTTGAAAATTTGATTTCCAATCTGGTTAATCTTTTGCCTTTGAACTTCAAAGGTATCTGTTCTGGCGACGTTAATTGCTGGCATTTCTTACGATCTCTCTAAGAAGTAGTTTGATTTCAGATAATTCTTCCTTCAAAGTATTTATGTCTTCTAATGCATTGTTGAATGTACGAGAAAAGTTTCTGGGAGCGGGTTTGTCGGTGTTGACAATCGCTCCCGTAGTAACATCACGAAAAAGATTTTCGTGACCTTCGACTTTTAAATATTTCATTAATATGAAGCAACAACTCGTAGATCTTGAATCTTAGGTACGTATGAAGGATTATCAGTCTTCATAATAATTTTTACAGCAAAAGAAGTAAACTCAGGAAGATTTGAAGCACTGTAAACCAATTCTTGATAATCTTGCTGTTTTTCAAACTGACCAGATATTGAGTTTGATGGACTGGCTAGGTTATTTACATCAGGATCTCCATCTATATTAAATGGAACCCAGTTAATATCACTGAAGTTTGCTGAACTAGAAGACTCTCTAATTTTATAGTAAATCTTAACATTTTCTATATCAGTGAGATTCATAGTAGATCTTACGTCGATGGCAGATCCAGAGTTATCAATAAAGACTTCTTTAGTTACATACTTAGCAACTGAAGAACTATTTACGGCATCTGTTTCTGGTACATAATCAACTCCGGTAGAATAATCAATTTGGTTGATTTCAATAAATACCGGAGTATCGTCTCCAGTAGATAGTACAACATCACCTGATCTAAAGACATCTGGTTGCTGAGCAGTATTATCTTGATTTCTTGTGTATGCTTCAGCATTTGAAACGGATGCTGTATAGTTTCCATTAATTGGTTGATATGAATTCTCAACAATTAAAATTTTATCTTCAGCATCCCAGAGGATAACTTTACCATTAATTTTATTGGAGTAATCTACACTAGAATCTTGGGGTGAATAAGCAATTACATTAGATCCTACACTGAAATTAAATTGAATTTCTGAAATAGCGGTAATCGTGATAGCGACGTTTGATACTTCAGCTCCTGTCTCATCAATGAGAGTCAATGGTTCTCCTTGCTGGAATGGAGTAGTAGTTTTAAGTCTAATAGTGGCATCGCCATTAGTAAAACTAGTAATAAATCCTTCTGCTTTGGACGTTTGTCCAATTAAGAATTTGTTTGCACCTACGTCTCCAGCATTACTGCCAGTAACAGAAATTGATAACTGGTATAGTGGCAAGAATGAAAGTACTTGATCTCTCTTACCATAACGATCTTCGTAACCACTAGCGTTTTCTATTCTATTAGATGCTGTTTTAACGGTAGCAGTACGTAGATCAATAACAGGGGATAGAGCAGAATTCGATGTCGAAAGTTTAAATTTATACTTTAATGAATGTGCCAATCCGTTCATAGTTTGGTTAATTCTAGAAGCAATAACTTTTTGATTAGTAAAGAACTGCTCTTCTCCTAAGAATGTTTTTTCATAATCCGAAAATGAATACGAAACATAATTCTTGGTGCTAGAATCAACGGGAACTATATCTGTAGTTGCTACAAATGAATCAATCTTAGTGCCGTCAAACTGTAAATAAGGAACTTGGGCATATAATTTTTCAAATTTTCTATTATAAGAAGCAAGAACGTTGCTACCACCTCCAATGATGCTAGAACCAGCTCCATTTGGACTCGTGATGTTGTAGAAATCAATACCAGAATTAGAAACTTTGTAAAGTCTCTGGTTCAAAGTAACACCAGAAATACCACCAATATCCTCAGCATTCTTGAAGAACACATACGAGTTTCCGATAGTTTCAAAACCATTGTCTCTATGATAAATTTTAACAATGGAATTATTGTTTTTAAACAGAGATGAAGTGGCGTTAGTAGCAGATCTTACACTAGTCTCAAATGGAGATACATCTAATTTTTCGTAACCAAGATTTTCATTAGTAACTTCAATTTCGCCATCTGTTCCAGGAGTAAACTCAGCACGGTATAAAGTAAATTTAAGATCTTCAAATAGATCTTCGGTCCAATTATCAGTGTTTTGTGATTTGTAAACTGATCCTAATAGAGGTTGTGTAGTAACAATGTTACTAGTAGAAATTTCAGTTTCTCCTAATTTAGATGCCCACATTTCATACTCAATAGAATCTGTTTCAATAGCAAGAGCATATTCGGTATTATTTTGTAAGTATACCGGATGCTTGAACATAAACTTGGTTGGTGTGGTGGATTCAGTTACTCCAGTATCATCTACAGCAATACCCATTCTTACCGAAGGCGTGTCAATCTCAATAACTGATTCGATAACAGCTCCGGCAGCGCCTAGTCCTACTCCTTTAACAACAACTGACGGCGGTTCGGTATATCCTCTTCCAGAGAGCGAGACTTCACAGTTATATAACTTACCATCAGATACAGAAATTGAACCTGTTGCTGACGATCCTCCGGGGAGTTGGGGACTTTCTATAACAATAGAAGCAGTTTCATAATTATCTCCAACGTTAGATACTCTTAGATCAGTAACCTTACCAGAATCTTTGGCAATGAATACTCCTAATGTGGTATTATTTGTAGCGTTGTATGATGTAACAGAAGGAATAGATAAAGATTCATTTGCTACAAATGATGTGCCGTTATGATTATTAAGAACAAGAGTGTAAACTTGTTCTTTGTTTAGCAAGAACGAATTGCTTGTATCATCACCAACTCTTACTAGGTTAGAATCAAATACCTTAGCAATAGGTCCAGAAGCATTAGAAGTTTTACCAGTTACATACTCATTCAAATTAATCGTAACTGTTTCACTTTCCCCGGTTACATAAATTTTTAAATAAGTTTCGGGAGTTAGTGATACTTGTGTACCGGGAATAATATTTTTGCCTGGTTTGCCTGAAGCAACATCAGTCAAATAAGCTCTAAGAGGAATAGTTTCACTTTTGTTCTTGAAAAATAGATCAACTCCAGTCGCCATTACACCACCATCAAAGTTTTCAATCTTGAATGTTTGGGCAAGTGGATTTGGTTTTACTGGATTGTCAGTATTACTATCAACTAACTGAACACCTTCATTTGCTTTAAAGAAAGAAACAGCAGTGGATGTAATACTCGGTGGATTGGACGGAGTAGTACCAGAAGCATAGAATTTAACTTCGGCATAAGTATCAACTTCCGACTTATCAGAATCATCTGATGCTGAAGTAAATCTAATAGTTTTTGTTCCAGCGGAGAACCTAATTTCTTCTCCAGATTCATCATACCTTACAGTATCTACATCATTAGTCCACCTAGTGTTAGATACAGGAGGAAGACCAGCCGGAACTAAAATAATACCAGAAAGATTTCCATTTGAATCAGTAATTAGAGGAGCACCAAATGTTGATAAAGAGTTTCCAGATTTGCCAGTAAATCTACTATCAGGCACAACCCAACGATCAATATTACGTCCTTCCATATAGACATAAACTTTGGTGTCTGGTTTTAATCTATTCATGACAAACTTAACTGGAATAGATCTGGCGAAGAACTGGAGTGAAGAAGCAATTTTTTTATTATCTACAGTTTTAGTAGCAAGACCTTTTCCTACTTCATTATTCTGTGGACTTACGTTAGAAGAACTAGAAACACCAGCAGATTGTACAGTAGATTCGATATCTTCTGTATTAATACCAGCAAGAGATTCGATAGGAAGGAATCCTGAATCGCTACCACACCAATTTATAATAAATGAGTTGTAAATACTAGAATACGCTTCCGAAGTATTTTCTTTAGCCAAGAAAATAGAATTTAGTTTAGTATTGGAATCAACTACTAATGGAGCAATACCTTGATCATACCAAGAATCTTGTTGGGGTTCAATTACGCCCTCTCCAACATATTGAATAACAACAAATGGATTTGGATTAATAGTCTTCGTGGCATTCTTATTGCCAAGAAGTTCTACGTTTGTGAAAGGTAAAGTAACAATATTATCATTAATAACATAACCAGAAACAACTCTTTGGTCATCTCTAGTATTAATTTCTTTAAGAACAAAACTATCTTCTTTAGATTGTGCTCTTAGAACAGATTGTTGTGTATCAACAGCACATCTATAATCTTCTGATTTTAGGTTTCCGGTTCTATGTGCTTCAAAATTATCTACCAAGAAACCAGATTTGAATCTATCCAATCCAATTTCATCCTTGACTTGCATGTTCAATGCTTGCTGCTCAAGAATGCTTAGGGTAGTATAATACTCTAGACGCTCAATTCTTTTTTCTAGTTTGCCAATATCCTTCATAGTATAACGCTTGTTATCTACAGGAATAATTCTTACATCTTTGCTACTGTTGGTGAAAGCAGGAATATGTAAATAGCACAGAGAAACAGCATCATCTAATAACTCTGGTTTAGAAGGGTTAAGAGAAGAGTTACCTTCTTTGATAATAAACTCTCCTTTTTTAGTGAGGAATAAACCGTCGATACGATCCAAATACTGTTTTTCACTGAACGAAACAGTGTATGGTAGATTTTGATCTGGAGCAGGTGTCGCTGTAGGAATACCACCAGTTCCTAAGAAAGTAATATAATCTGTGGTATCAAATAGTTCTACAATTGATTGATCTTGGAATCCAGTAATTGTAGTATTGCCATCTACTTTAGGTCTGAAATCAATAGAGTCTCTCAATGAAATTACTCCATTGACAGAAGAATTGAATAGTGGGATTTCTTCGGAAAGAACACCTGCTTCATGTAGATACGAATCAACCGTACAGAAATCTCCTTGAGAATGCTCAAAGAAATCAAATGCTATTACAAGTTGACCAGTAGGAGAATCAAAACCAGGCTTCAATACAATTCTTGAAACATCATAGTAAGTGTCTCTTTGTCCATTATCAAATTTGTACTTGTAAGTTACATCAGTACCACTAATTAAATTGCCAGCAGTATCAATTACCGGAGGATTTGTAGTAGTTCCTTCATAAACATACTTGAGTTTAAATACGTCTGAATAAGAGAACGTCTCGATAATATCAGAATCGTAGTCTTGACCTCTAACAGGAATTACACGGTCTCCGGAAGATACTACAATTACCCTCTTATTTCTTATGGCAGTCTTAAGTCTAGGACGTGCTTTGTCGATTTCTACCGTAGCGGTAAGTTTTAATGTTGGATAGTTTCCGTCAGTAATAGTACCAAAGTAATTAGATGGCAGATTTTTAATTCTCAAAGCACCAGCAGTTACACTACTAGCAGTAATTACAGAATCTTCTACCTCGATAAATCTAGAATCAATGTAAACAATATCTCCGTTTTCAATTACAGTAGATGATCCTTTACTAAGAACTGTCACAATAAAATTATTTTCAGTAAATCCAACAAATTTTTGTGTACCAACAGGTAACTGAGCAGTAAATGTCAGGTTACCCCCACTAGCAGATAACTCTGTAATGAAATCTTTTCTTACGTGGTATTTGAATTTTGTGTTGGCCGAGTCATTAACAAGGGAAGCAACTTGCTTACTTCCTGTTGGATATACTAAGGTAGCAGAAGTATTAGAAAGTCTGGGACGTAACCTAATAATAGTGGCATTTGTTACATCATCAGGTAAAGCATAATCAAAGTAAATACGAGACTTCTCTGTATTTTCTGGTAAAGATACGGTTTGAACAATATTTTTAATTACATTATTACTAGCATCAGTGAATTGAATAACATCACCCTGAACTAATATACCCGATAGATCGGCACCAAATCCATTACATTCGATATACTTTCTTCCTCTATAACCAAAAAATGTAAAGTCACTAATTTGTGAATAAGTAGCATACGTTGTTGAAGATAAATCAACATCCGCTGTAAATGTGTAGCTATTAAATGTTGATGAAACAGACTTAACGTTTTGTGGAGTATATGTAAGAACAGTATCTTTAAATAATACTGGA